ACCGACCAGATCGTCGGGCGAACCTTCGGCGCTGGCGAAATCCAGCGCGTCAATATCTGTCCCGTCAAAGAGCGCCGTAACCCACAGCATTTGCGAGTCAGGTTGCGTAAACACGAAGTAGCCGTCCAGATACCCGACGCTGTTTGCGCCGGGGAAGTCCGGGTCTTTGATCAGGGATAAGGTGTTTTTGACGGTATCGTAGATGTAGCTGGGACCGTCACAGGCAATAAAAATCTGCTTGCCATTGTCGGCCATGCTGACTGGTTCGGTGCCTACAATGAACCCGATTTCGGTCGCAGTCCAGCTTTTATTGACGCGGTACAGACTGTTGCCTGACACCACATAGCCGTACTCGCCAAGCTGCCACTGGCCCCGAATTGGCCCCGCGCCCAAAGTTGCAAGCAGTTGCAGTCCTGGCGCGCGTTGCAAAAACGCTGGGTCTTTGCCGCCTTCGGGCACGATCTCGGGGAACAGATTCACCATACGCGCATCGGCAGCGTTGACGCTGCGAGCGACGTAAGATGACCCGAGAATCGGCGTTTTCATCAATAGCTCCCGATGTAGATGTTATAGCCCATACGCCCGTAAGTCAGCGCCAACGGGAGAGCCATCACATCGCCGGGGTTGTTGATACGCTTCAAGTTGCGCTTGCTAGTCATCGCAATGCGCTGTACCTGGGGCGACGGCTCGACACCAAACTCGGGAGCCAGTTCGCAAGCCAAGTTATACGCAAACGCCCGCATATACCCCGGTGGAAAGTGCAACTCGGTGGTTAGCGTGGCCGGTTGTGACAACTCCCGCACCGATACGATATGCCACTCCAACGGCTGCGACGGGACCGGATAGACGTACATTTCAATATCCGGGTAAGTCATATTGACGTACAACTGTTGCGGGTACGAAGCTGTGACTGTCTTGACCGCGATGCTGTTGTACTGCATCTCGTTGAGGATATTGATCTGGTAGGAAACGCCGTTGGGAGCGACGTAGTAAGTGCTATCGTCTACCAGGATCGGGCGAACGCCAACAAAATCACCGCTCGGTCCGAGAGTACGCTTGACCTCATTGGCGGGCCAAGTAAAGATTTGCGTTTGCGTGGAGTAAACAGCCAGACGCTCGGTACTCCAAGAGTCGATCATCTGATTGAGCGCCACCAGGGCGTCATTGGCGGTATCTGCTGACGGAACTTCACCTTCCGCTAGAACACCAATAAGACGCAGCGATCTATTGATCTGCTCGCCAGCAGTAGCCATGCTTACACTCCTTCGGATTCGTCGCTTGCCAGCATTGCGCTGTTGGGCTGTTCGATGGATTCAGTCACCCGTCGCGGTCTACCTCGACGCTGGGGTGCCGCTACTTGTTCAGCAGGCGTATCTGGATTGTACCGCGTCCAGCCATTTTTTTCATCCTGCTGAATCTCAATTTCGTTAATGGCGATTTTCGCCCCGTGTTGGGGGTGAACCATGACTACGTTCATGTCCGACCTCTAAAAAAGACCCCCGGACTAGCCGGGGGTCGGTCCTACTTGGTTGAGCTACTTATCAGCCCCACAGACGGCAAGCCATCTGCGGACGGATCGTGCCGTAGCCGTACAGAACGTCAACACGGCAGGGCATCCGGTCGTTGTTGATGTCGTACTGACGGACCACACGCAGGCTGATGCCGTTGTGGACGGCGCGGGAAGCCATATCGACACCACCCGGCAGCAGCAGGTCAGCCGTCGCAAACGCGATTGCGTCGCGGTGGTAGACCATGTTCTGCGGGTAGGCAGTCGAAGCAGCGCCCACAAACACCACGTTTGCACCGTTACCCGGCAGGGCATCAACAGTCGCCAGAGCCTCGGCAGCCGAGTACATCGGGGCGACGGTGATGTTGCCAGCGCCAGAGCCGTTCAGTGTTACGTCAGCCAGGGCGACGAACTGGAACAGCGATCCGGTGGACTCACGGGTCTGCGGGTTAACTGCGTTGCAGCCAGCAACCGTGAACACATCGCCAGCTTTGACGGTAGCCGATGCGCCGGCGCCGGTAATGGCGATGGTGGTCGCACCTTCCACAGTCACTGCTGCCGAGGTAGTGCCGCCGGTAGCGGTACGCGAGCCGCAGGTGTGAACCTTGATCGACTGGCTCATGTTGACTTCTTCAAAGCCAACCACGTTCTCGCCCATCATGCCGTTCTTGAACTGACGGGAGATCACATCGGTCGGGTTAAAGAAGCCCGACAAGCCGTTGACCAGCGCGGCGTTAGCAGCCGGGTTGACCGTGGCGTAGCGCGGGGACATGGTGGCAGCAGCTTCGTTGAGCTTTTGCTGGGCCTGGAGCAGCACAAGCGCCGAGGCGGGCGTGGTGCCGGGGGTGCCGACAGACGCGCCGATGGTCTTGTATGCGTTGGCAACATCAGCGTCAACCGACGAGGCAAGCTGGCTGATACGCGGCTTCAGAACACGGTCGGCAAAATCGTCCAACTGCATGGTCATCTCTTGCGAGGTGAACTGGACGCCGATGTGCTTCTGGCTTGCCACGGTGAGGGTGGTGTACTGCTCTTCGTCATCCTGCGCGGAGAGAGTAGCACCATTGGTGACCAGAGCGCGGTCCGGCAGACGGATACGCAGGGTCGAGCCGATCTTGGCCCCTTCAACAGCAAACGAGCTGTCGTACTGACGGTTTACGTTGCGGGTGATCACAAGGTTGTTCTCAAGGATTTCGAGACATTTCCGAGTGATCATGTCAATAGTAAGAAGGCTATTCGCCATGATTTAACTCCTTAGCGGTTTCGTGCCGCCTGCATCTTGGCGATCTGGCGTCGGCGCTCGGCTTCAATCCACTCGGAATCTGTCATGGTCTTGGTAGACCGAGGGTCGGTTGTATCGACGATTCCAGTGTTAGAAATCCTTGCACTGACCGGCTTGATCGGTTCAGGTGCAGACGATGCTTTTTTGACCGGAGGGGTTTCGGCCAATTTGGCCTCAATCCTTCCAATCTCCTTAGCCTGCAAAAAGGGCGAAAGTCGTGAGATGCGCTCGGCTTCTTTTGGATTGGACCCCAGGTGATACGCTAGGTCGGGGCCAATATCAGAAGCACGGATTGTTTCGGCCATCACTTCGGTAATCCGAATTTGCGGGTTATACGCGACTTGTTCAAAGTCATCGTATTTAGACCGCGCTTCTTCTTCCCGATCCTGATACGCCTCCATAATCTCAGCTTGGCGCTTGGCAGCTTCACGCTGGGCAATCAGTTCTTGGGCGCGTTTCTCAGCCAATACTTCCGCATAGGCTTCGGGCGATTCAAACTGATCGACTGGCGGGATGTCTGCCGGTACGCTGGCTTTGGTTTGCATTTCTGCAAATTTAACCTGCTGTTCGCGTTCCCATTTTCGTTGCTCTCTTGCGAGGCGTTTACCGATCATCGCATCGAGGTCAGCCTGGGTGAATTTCTTCTCGTCAGGTTCTTCGACAGGACTTTCAGTTACTTCCGGCGCAGTTTGTGCCTGTTCCTCAGTGGCCGTCACTTCGGAGGCTTGCGCGGAGTCAACTTCCGCTAAGGTTTGGACTTCTTCAGTCATGGGTTAACTCATAAGAGTTCCTGGTCATCCGGGCCAGTACGGGTAGATTATGCGCTTAATAAACTATAAAAATCAAGGCTTCTCAGGCCACGTTACAGATTGGGGAACGCCGCAGTCGGCGGGGTAAAGTTGGCAGTATATCGGGCGTAGCCTTTGGTGATGCGGACATCATCCAGATAGCCAGTCACGATGCGTGTAGTGTCATACCCAGACCGTCCAACATAAAACACATCTGCCGCATTTAACGTCTGCGAATTTGAACTTGTTGCTGTTGCGTCAACAATACCGTTCACGAACAAACGAAATGTATTGCCGTTTCTCGTTACTGCAACATGAGTCCAAGTATTTACGCTAATTGCGGTGCTTCCAGTAACAATTGCGCCTGAGTAATTAAAGTTAAACGTCAAAACATTTGCAGATGTGTACGCAAACACAAATCCGTTAGTTACCCCCGGCGCACCGCGAGATACCATTCCCGAATCTGATCCTGCACCACTTGCAGTCCTATAAAGCCAGCATTCAATTGTAAAATCGCCAGACCCTAAGTCGGTCTGCGGAGTCGGGGGGCCAGCAAGCCAATCCCCCGTCCCATCAAACTTCATCGACCCCGTACCATACTTCACCACGCTGGTGCTGATTTGCGCGTTGCCGACCGTTTCAAGGTCGTTCATCATCGCGTTGTCGTAAATACCGGCATTGGTGAAGTTGGTGAGCAGGCTGGTGTTGGAAATGGCTGTTAGGGGTGCGGTTGGGGGCGTAAATCCCGCTGTGTAGACCGCAGTTCCGTTAACGATTCTTGCGCTTGAGACAAAACCTGTA